CAGAACGCTGGACGCTCCCCATACAGAACTGGAATCTGACGCTGTCGCAGCTATCGATCCATTTCCCCGGCAGACTGGATGACCATATTGACCTATGATCGGCTGACACAGAATATTGAACACCCTCTAAACCCGCCTATTAATCATGCCGCCACACAATGGCGGCATGAACATTTCTAGCGTTACCTCACAGCCGCAGGGGCTGGCTCTCCTGCAAGCCTCGCCGGTTGATCCGCGTCTGCCACCTCGTATGGCGGTGCTGGAGGCCGAGCTCACCCCATCCGCCGATGGTTGGCATCAACTACTGCCTGCCGGGGCCTTTTGCGCCCGTGATGGCCGTCCCTTCGATGTAGAGGGTGGCCAGTGGCATCTGGATGAACAGACTGCTGGCGTACTGATCGCCAAGGCCCGGCAGCTGGGTCAGGACATCCTGATCGACTATGACCACCAGACCCTCAAAACCGACAGCAACGGCCAACCTGCGCCTGCCGCCGGGTGGTTTAACGCCAGCGAAATCCTGTGGCGTGAAGATGCCGGTCTGTTTATCAAGCCCCGCTGGACTGACAAGGCCAGCGCCCATATTGCCGCCGGGGAGTACCGCTTTCTCTCGGCTGTTTTCCCCTATGACGCCAACGGTCGACCGTTAGAACTACGCATGGCCGCCCTGGTCAATGATCCGGGTGTAGTCGGCATGCAGGCGCTGGCGGCATTGGCAGCACAGTTCGGCTCCACTCAACCCGCTATTACCCACCCCTCCAACGAGGAGAAACAAACCATGCCTGACCTGCTAAAAGCACTGCTGGCCAAGCTCGGTATCGACGTGCCTGCTGATGGTCAACTGACCGCTATGCAGAACACAGCGGCGCTCTCTGCGCTCGATACCGCGCTGGCCACCTCGGCCAAAGTGCCCGAACTGGAACAATCCCTAGCGACTCTCAAGGCTGCTGCGCCTGCCTCGGCTGCCGTCGATCTGAGTCAGTACGTCCCTATTGAAACCTACTCCGCCCTGGTGCAGCAAGTTGCCACCCTGTCGGCCCAGGTGGACACCACAGACGCGGAGACCGTACTCAAAACGGCGCGTGAACAGGGCAAGACCGTTGCGGCGGAAGAGGGCTACCTGCGCCAGTTCGCAGCCCAGAAAGGGGTTGCCGCACTCAAGGCCATGCTGGCATCACGCCCGGCCATTGCCGCGCTGTCCGCCCAGCAGACAACCACCCAAACACCTCCGCCAGCGCAAGGTTTGGCTGTGCTGTCGGCGGATGAAAAAGAAGCCGCTCGTTTGATGGGGATCCCGGAGAGCGAGTTCATGAAACGTAAGAAGGAGACCGTCTGATGGCGATTGCAACCCCTGCTCTGATCCAGGCGCTGTTTACGGGCTGGAAAGGTGATTTTCAAAATGCGCTCTCTTCAGCGCCGCTGCAGTACACCGAGGTGGCGACCATAGTTCCATCCACTACCAAGTCCAATACCTACGGTTGGCTGGGCAAGTTCCCTGGCATGCGTGAATGGATTGGGGATCGGGTGATCAAGGCCATGGCGGCTCATGGTTACCAACTGACGAACAAGAAGTTTGAAAGCACGGTTGGCGTCGAGCAGGACGATATCGATGATGACAACCTGGGGATCTATTCGCCGATGTTCCAGGAAATGGGACGGGTCGCGGCTATCCAACCGGAACGCCTGGTGTTTGAGGCCCTGCGCCAAGGGGAAACTGTTGCCTGCTATGACGGCCAGTATTTCTTTGATACCGACCATCCGGTTTACCCCAATGCCGACGGGACTGGTGCGGTCGCTTCGGTGAGTAACCTCATCATCGAAGCCGGATATACCGGACCTACCTGGTATCTGCTGGATAACTCCCGAGCCATCAAACCCATCATCTTCCAGAACCGCAAGAAACCCACTCTGGTATCGATGAACAAGATCGATGACGAGGTGGTGTTTACCTCCGGTCTACTGCGATTTGGTGCTGATATGCGTTGTGTGGCTGGATACGGATTCTGGCAAATGGCTGTCGCTGTCAAGGCTCCATTGACCCCGGACAACCTGTGGCTAGCCATCGAACGTCTGCGCTCGTTCTGCGCAGACGGCGGTGAGAAGTTGGGTATCAAGCCGACCCATCTGTGTGTGCCGACCGGCTTGGAGAAGAGTGGCACCAAGATCCTGGAGCGCGAACTGAACGTGGATGAAGGCCAAACCGTGAGCAATGAGCTCAAGGGCAAGGTCAAACTCCTGGTCGCAGACTACCTGTAACTCACCCGTTTATCGCCCGTGTAAACGGGCGTTAAACCCCATCACCAAGGGGGATCCATGAAATGGTCGATGTTATTCCGATTCGTGTCGTATCTGTGGCCCATGCCGGGTATCTGCGGGCGGGCGTTCGTCTGGGCGCAGGGGTTAATGAAATCTCTGTGTTGCCTGAGCAGCTCGCGGCCATGGAAGCCGACCCGCGTCTGGTGGTCACGGTGCTGGCTGCGACTGCAGAACAGCCTGCCGCTGATGATGCGCAGGAGAAAGGGCGTCTGGACTCTGGTCTGGATGGCACCGGCGTAATCGAGCCGGTGCCACCGGCACCGATCCCGTCACACTATGCCGCTTTGAGGCCTCCGGTGCAGGAGTTGGTCGCACCGACTGTGCGCAAGGGTAGCAAAGCCAAGGCGGGAGGCTAAGCCATGTACGCCACGCTCCAGGATATGCAGAGCCGCTTCAGTGTCGATCTGATGCGTGTGGCCGTCATCCCAGGGACAGCGACCTTGGATGAGGCGGTTGTCACCCAGGCATTGGAAGATGCCAGCAGCCTGATCGATGGCTACC